TCCGTAAGGAAGCCCAGATTGCGTCGTCTGTCCGCAACTTAGCCAGCTCTGATAGTACCATGAGTTCCGGCACTTGGGGATTTCGTAGATGTACTTCTAAGGGCAAAATGTCCGCAAAAGTATTCTACAAGATCAATGAATCAACTCTCAGCAAATTAGGACAGATCGGTCTAATCAACCCTCTATCCGTTGCCTGGGAAGTGGTTCCGTTCTCCTTTGTTGTCGACTGGTTTGTACCAGTTGGCAATCTATTGGAGGCGTTAACAGCGCCGCTTGGAGTCGATTTCATCGCGGGGTACTACGGCTATAAAGTCGAAGCACTCGTTGAAGAAGTGTCTCACGAATCTGTCAATTCTGGCACCCATCTCGATCATGACGATCGGACGAACCAGTGTGAAGCAGTCGCGTATACACGTGATCCCATGTCCGGTTTTCCGGTTCCTGGTATCTACTTCAAATCCCCGTTTTCAACAACCCACGTTCTTAGCGGGTTGGCGCTTTTAAGTCAGCTTAATAAAGCTTTCCGATAAGCTAACCAACTATCGCTTCAACACATAGGAGTGGCATATGCCGCAACTAGCTAGTACGACCCTGACGGATCGTACACCAACGACACCTGTCGTCCATACTTTCACTCCACGAGATATCGTGTCAGGTGTTGGTACGGTAATCGAGACCTCTGGGGTTCCCATTGGTAACTCGCGCTTGTCTGTTTCGCTTTCGCAGACCGCTTCTAGCGGTCGTTACAAAGCGATTGTGAAGCTTGCTCGTCCCGTTGTTGCGACTCAGGTTGTCAACGGTGTGTCGACTCCGGTGGTTGTCCGAACGGCTTTTGCCGATCTGACATTCACTTTCGATTCGACATCGAGCGAGCAGGAGCGTAACGACATCGTCGGTATGCTTGCTGATGCCCTGGGCACCAGCAAGACGCTGATTAACGATGTCGTCGTGAAGCTCCAGGGCGTCTATTGACGTCATGAAGAGCTTTCTCGGCTCCGCCGCCGCTTTAATAGTGGCGGCTTCACTGGCCATCCTGGGAGCTTGCAGTCGTAGTTATGACGTAAGCTGGACCACGGGTGGTCTTTCATTCAAACGCGCGGCCAATGAGGAAGTATCCCATGCCACAAAGGAAGAAGCACCTGCTGAAAACAGCGGACTTCCCCCTGTCGAGGAGTCTAACAACTAGTTTCATCGCCGATCTTTCCGCCGGCCTACTTGAAGACGGGTCTGTAGAGGCCGACTACCTTTCTCGAACATATCTTTCTAAGTATGTCGAGATTGATAAGAATGATGCTAGCGTCAGACGGGTTCGAGCCATTGATAAATGGCTTATTACCGAATCAATCAATGAAATCACGAATGATCGATTGAAGAAATTCGGTCGGTCCTCGGTTGTGACTGTGATCCCTGAAATCTCCGTTAAGAGATTTCTGGATCGCGTGGCAGGTATCATTGCGCAGATCTTGCCTTGGACCCCTTCCTTAGATGTCGCCAATGGCGGCTTCTCTGGAGGAGCTTCAACAAGTAAGAAACGCGTTCAAGGCCATCCAGCCTTGAAGTTCCTTGACAAAGCAGAC